GAGCCTCCTTGTTGGGGAAGGTTGGTGTTTTTGCTTTTGATAGCGAGACACCTTACAGTCATGCGCTGAAGATTCTTATCAAACCGCATCCGCGGATGATAGTCTTCATCAGCAATATGACGTCTCCAACCAAGGACTCCTGAATCCATAGGCACGTAGGGAACCGAGTTTTTCGGAACTTGTCTACATACTGTCGTTTTGATCAGGTCTGCGACATGTAAGTATCCAGAACTATAAAAGTTGTTGGATACCTCAATTGCAGAGATCAAGGATTCAGGCTGGGACTTATCAGGGATAGACCTGAAATAGGTAGGGGTAACATTGTTACCATCATACCATTCAGTACCACAAGATTCACGGAACTTTCCTGTTCCATAAGTCTTTGAGTGGTTTACCTTGAAATCAAGGTATTCTAGGAGTCCCTGGTAATGATCCTGAGCGAATATGGGGATGATTGTATCATCACCATATACTTGGACCAACATTGACGCTGCAGTGATCGACTTAATCGTGACTCTTTCGCCCTGTACAAATAAGACAGATGCGATTGCAGCACACGAGTAAATTATCGTCTGAAGCGGAAATGTTAGAGCAGAACCCTGGCAAGCAAACTTCCTGAGCAATATATATTCAGGAGAGTGCTTATCGATGGTATTATTAAGCCATCGAGTCCTACAAGCATGGAGTGCAACGAGTAACATAGGATTTCTCCTAAATACACGTTCAACAACCCAGCAAGTAAGACGGTCTGAAGCAGATGACAAATCAATTGTCGCATGCCCAGAACCCAGGGAAGCATCATATGCCCTACGCTGATTTGCAGTTTGATCTGTAAAACAGATAGAACTAGCAATAGGCGTACGGTGATATGATTCAATGATAAATCTCCTTACAAGCTGCTGTATCCATTGATGGGCTACAGGTTCAGAGGCGATAAGCCTAGGACCCTTTAGCGTCTTTGGGACAGCAATTAGCTTGGAGGGAGGTTCACTAGGTATAAACCTAGAAGAATCTCCATCATTGACGAAGTCAGCCCACAGGTTATGATTTGCAAAAGCAAAATCACACATTGGGAACTGAGCTTCAAGCTTATCAGGCCAATTTGGGAATAAGTATTTAGAACTTACTCCTGTTTGGTCTGAAACTGCTCCTGGTCCATGCTTCGGCTTCCACTCTGAGGAGTTAAATCCCCCGATAGTTCCCGAGACAATATCACAGACCGAGTGGAATGTGGTAATGAAGCGGTCACTAATGGAAGCGGGCTTCTGAACTCCAGGAAGATCAAACTGATCATCACTGAAGAGAGGAAGAACATCGCGGTCAGTGCTACAATAGAAATGTAGACTGTCTGAGCCGAGAATGTTAAGTTCGTCAGAATCCCATTGCAATGTGGGTTTGCGAACTTCCCTTTCGATCTTGAAAAATGATTGGACCTCTTTAAAGGTTCGTTCATCCGTACACTCCATGTTAAGTTTCTTTAGGAAATTATATAACTCCCTCAAGATCTTAACACTTTGTATATCAGGATCGAGACGAAGCACTCCACTATCATCGAAAACCCTTATCAGTAGTCCCTTGAAAAGTCTTGGGATTACTGACCCAGATTTATAAGGCCTCATATGAGGCATCATAAACTTGGTGAGAAGGCCGTCGGCAAGACACCGATCAAAGTGCTTGCCGGCATCAGGGAGATCTATCGTAAAGAAAGATAATCCCTGATTTTCGATAATTGAGTGTAACCGAGATAAATCCCGACTAAACTCAACGTGAAGTCGTGGGATCATCACACTGCAATCTGCTAAGAGTGCAGTATATGCGTCCCGAAGAAACTCTCTTGAGCTTTTCGACATAGTAAGTTTCCTTCTATGTTCTCAAGGCCAAGATCATCCCTGCATCACCGATATAGTCTAAGACTCCTTACCCAGGAGCTTAGCTGCGATGCCACCAGCTTTTACCATGTAAAAGCTCATAGCCTCGCTGAGGTCGATGATGTCCGAGGCTACCTCATTCGGAGAATTCCGAATAGTGTAGATAACCTCAGTCAGCAGCCCGAGGGGATAGGTAACAGTGGGTTTCAGGAACCTTTGAAATGTCACGACGTGACGATCAAAGGCCTGAGTCCCAGCTTTTACTGAATCCGTGGAATGCTTCACTTTAGCTTTCCACCAGACAGTTGCTTCATCCAAGAAATACTCGGATGAGTAATTGTCTTGGTTAACGAGCGGCAGAGTCTTGGCGGTTCCACCGGAACCGTCAAGGGTAATGACAAGGGTTGATCCTAACATAGAGTTCTTCTCCTTCTGGAAGACTATCGAGCGACTTTATGACGCTGGATAGCCAACGCAGAAAGGATCGACAGTTGCCTACCATTTAGAAATGGTAGTGTAGCATCGAGACCAGGGCCACCGATATACCTAGATTTGGTAATTCGGTGCCCCGACGAACTGCCGCCTTGAAAAGATACAGTGTATTGATCAATGCGGCTCTTAGCAAACTGTGTTTCTGTTGTTGTCATAATACAGACATTAACAGGCTTACACGGAACGCGATTATTGTAGGCTTCTAAGAAGTCCCCACAATTCGTGAACCAGTCAATTAGCCAAGTCCAAGGAATGATGTTCCAGGCATCAACTGCCTGAATATCGCCTCCAAAGACTGCACTTCTAGCTAATTTTCTTAGATTTGCTAGGTCCCCTAGCGAAGGGAGGTGGGTAGGCTGCCATCTGACAGTCCCCCATGAATTCCTCTTCGTATACTGAATTGACTTTACTCTTATGAGTAGACTCAAATCAGAGGCGATAGTCGTGTCAGGAACAACAAGTTCCCGACCTGACCGTCCTAGGGTCATTCGTCGTCTTAAACCTCCTTTGCTATAAAGACGATTAAGCTCACGCTCTCGACGAGAGACAGTGGCCTGAAAGTCAAGCATCTTGCGTAGGTCGGAAAACAGTGGTTTCCATCCAAATTCCCAGACTAAGATGTCTTCTGAGACATCTTTAGGAAGATTTTTCCTTCTGGTGCGTTTGATAATGGACTCACCTGCGTGCCGAACCATGCTTGGGAGGTCTCGCAGTTCCGCAATAAAGACCGGTAAAGAAACAACCGAGCGACCAGGATTAGTCCTGGCAAGCAAGGTGGTCGCAAGACCAGCCGGTGCGGGATAACCTGCGTCAGTCACGTGAGCCATCGCGGTGCTAAGTCCACTAGGGATCCAATTGTTGTACTCACGACGATTGGGACCTGGTAGATAAGTACCATTGAGAGGTATACAAGAGCAGTGAGTCTTCTCAATTAGGAGACTATGCTGCAATGGATACCCGACATCATCAGTACAGGACGCAGATTGCGCTGTACCAAATGGCGATTGAGGGCCCCCCTGCGAAATCAAATTGTTGGAAAGGTACCTTTTCCAGGTACCACCACCATTTTGTGGCGTAGAGGTGCTTCTAACACGTGACATAAGATAAGGTCTCGAGTTGGGAAACGGGATTGTTCGAGTTCACACTCAGGCTGCCAGCTTTAAGGGCTGG